CTTCTGGAGCTTCCACATGCTCTTCTTTCTCTTCCGCTGAAACAAAGGCCTGAACGTGGGAGATAGCTTCTTCCAGTTCTCGAACATGGGCCTCTTCGCCCGGTTCAGTTTCGAGCTTTTCAGACTCTAGGAGCTTATTCAATTCGACAAGAATTGCTTCTGCGTCCATTATATCCTGTTTTTCTTTCTCGTTCATATAAATTATCCTTATTCAGCCTTAGAGATCATTTTTTTGAGTTTGGCGAGGTCAATTTCAGCGAGGTCATCTTCCTCTTCTTTATCATCTTCCTCAACTTCAGCTTCGGAAACATTCTTCACGATGGGATCTTCAAGGACGATCTCGTATTTTTCTTTGTCGTTGTAGCATTGAGAAATCTCACGGACTTCTCCGGCAATTTCTAGCCGAATCGCGCCGCCAACTTGCAAATCTTTGGCCTGTTCGCGCGAGACTTGAAGCCGAGCCGTGGGCTTCGGATTATCTGATTTAACTGCTGGCATATTGTCCATAACGGCTCCTTATCTAACCGGCGGCATTTGAGGTGGGGGAACCACCGGTGCCGGGGGCTGAATCATAGTTTTCAAGTCAGGAAGAGGCATATTAGCTGCCGTCTTTGGCTTGGGTTGTTTCACAAGGGGTTCACGCACTTCTTCGAGATCACGAACTGCGCTGAGTTTAATGGTCTTTGGGTCAAGGGTAAAACCCATCGGGCTAACGTCAGCAATTTCGATTTCGACTCGATCACCGCGTTTCAGCCCCATGTGGTTCAACTTCGGGTCTAAATCGTGTTTATTTATCATCAACATAAATTGTTACTCCTTACAAGACGTTCCCAAAAATAGGGGGTGGATCAAAACTCGCAAACGTGGAGGTCGTTCCGTCAGAACCATCCACCCCAATAAGATCCCGCAGGATCTCGGTTTTTAGAGCAGGGAAGGATTAGTACGCTGACGTTCCGATTACTTCGATAGCGCGGTTGCTGTCGAGGACAGGGAACACGCTATAGAATTTGTAACCGATAGAACCCGTCAGGTTGAGAGGATCGGCCACACCAGCATCACCCGGCATATGCACGATCTTTTCCACACCTTCATTCGCAACGTCCACAGACCCAACGGCCTGTTTACCGATAACCCAATTGTGATACGTCACAACAGAGCCAGCGCCAACGCCCGTTCCAATGTTCGGGGTCGCTTGGAAGCGAATATTAAACAGTTTACCGATTTCTCCGCGAAGAACTTTTTCATGGTTCTTATCGAGAGAAATATACTTGTTAACATCCAACCAGCCGCCAGCAGAGCTATCAGCTTGGAGGTCAGCAGCCGTCGCCGGATGCAGAAGTCCATGATAGCACCCGTCATCAAACGGGAGAACCGCAAGGGATTGGAGGGATTTCGCAGCTTTACGGAAGTCAATCGCAGCACAGGCGACCGAGGTGGTGATTTCAGATAGGGCAGCGCCCGTATACTGAATCGTCATATTACCGGCCATCTGGTTCCGCTGAAGGGTATCAAACGTCAACCCAGCATTGTAACCGAGAACTTCGTGGATAGCTTCGGTGATATTGTCATACGCTTCCAAGATCAAGCGATCAGAAAACGCGACATAGTTTCCGTATTGGAGAGGAGTAGCCAGAATCTTCGTGGTATTCCACAGCGCACCGTCAGGATTGGTACCCTGAACGATAGGCGTAGTCGCAGGAGCCAACGTCACAGGACGAAGGAACTGAATCTGCGTACCGTTTTTACCCGGCATCGGGCGCTTCTCGGCGGATTCTTGGAAAAATAACGGGAATTTCAAGAATTCAAGGAGAACGCGATCATAATAAATAGCACTCGCGTCATTTAAGCCGCTAGTGCTTGTCAAGTTCGGATTAAGGGCCATATTATTTCACCTATAGATTAGCTCAAAGTCATTACTGACCTTGGTACTTTCATCAATGGAATGTTTCAGACGGGGCTTTCGCTTGTCCATCGTTTATTCGACCACCGACGCTAATCCTTATCCAGTTTTCCATTTCCGGGGCGACGCGGCTTGTCCGTACTTTGAATTATGGGGGTTCTTACTACATATTACTGTATATCTGCACTATAACTATTATAGTGCGTATTTACACTAAATGGTTGCAGCAGATGGACTCGAACCACCGGCCTTCAGGTTATGAGCCTGACGAGCTACCCCTGCTCTATGCTGCGAAATTGTGCTGGTTTCCTTTTGGCAGGGGCCATCCAGCGGTGGGAGTAGGTTTCCTCTAGAAGATTCCTATGCTCTCGGTTCGTTACTCCGTAGTTCCAACGAATCTAGAAATTGTGCTGGTTTATAGGAGAGCCAGCTTCCTCTTGTAAACTTAGTCTTGTGAGATCATTCTCTTGAGATCGGCCAAAGGCATTTCGGCTAGGGCTTCTTTTGACACACCACTAGACCGTTTTCCACCTTTACCCGCACTCCCGATACCTTGGCCGTTTTGTTCTCGGCGCATGGCTTCTTGAGCTTTCTCAAAACCGCGTTTTTCTGCGGCTGCAATCTCAACAGCAATCTCTTCCGCCGTCTTAGCGACCGGTGCTGGAGCAGCGGGGGCTGCAGGAGCAACAGGGGCTGGTGCCGCTGGAGCTTGAGTCGGACTCAACTGCAGCGCGAGATTGTACAGATCGTCTAAAACATCACTTGGGGCCTTATTGAAGTTGATTCGACCATCGGTATTCGCCGCAAGGTTCTGAATCAAGGGATAAACGCGCTTCCACTCAGGATAATTCTCCGCATCCTGTTCACGTTTCATCCGTTCAACAACTGTTTCATTTTTCGTCGCTAAGAGAGCTTTTTCTTCAAGCAAGGCCTGCATTTCTTTAACAGCTTCTTCGCGCTCGATTTCGATTTGCTTCTGGATCGCTTCGGGATTCTTTGCTAGTTCTTTGAAGTCCACCGGCTTTTTTGTAAGCTTATCCAAAGCCGCTTTGATCCCTTTCATTTCTTCTTTTAGCGCCGCGTTCTCTTGCGATGCTTTCGTCGCCCATTTTCGCAACTCTATTGGATCATTGGGCTGTTTTGACTCTGACTTAACCTCCGGCTTTACTTCTGGTTTTACTTCCGGTTTTACTTCAGGTTTAACTTCTGGCTTTACTTCTGGTTTAACTTCAGGTACTTCAACCGGCTTGGGATCTGCCGTAGCCGCAGCCAACTTATCTGCGCGATCTTGAACATTATTCGGGTTCACTTGTGATTCCATCTTAATCTCCTATTTGCTTGTAGCCTTTCGGCTGGCGTTGGAAATTCCTCCAACTGGTTTATGATTCACGTTTCTCTACTGCAGATTGAATCTTTTCAAAGATATCTGCGGTATCTTGTTCATAAATATCAATAGCTTGTGTTGCGATGCGTCCCGCCATAACCTTTGAATTCAGCCATTGTTTAACTTCTTGAATGGCGGCTATTCGGGCCTTATAAACCTGTAAATCATTGAGGTTATCAATCTTCAAAAACGAACTCTTTGCATCATTAACTACGTCGTTCAAATGATTTTCAAAAGTCTTAAAGAAAGGATGCCGAATGAAATCTTCAGCAGAGCCAGCAATAGCAATGTCTTTTTGAAGCGACGCAAGTTTTTCCAGTTCAGCTTTTTCTTCAGGTAACGCATCGGGATTAGTCTCCAATTCTTTCTGGTAATCCATATTAAGCCTCCAACAATTTTTCTAACTTCTCTTGGAGGCGAATGAGGCGCTTACTCTCTTTGAAATTCGTAACTGGTAGAGTATCCATCCCGTCAATGACTTGCTGAATAAGAAGTCGGGCAATATCAACGTCGCTTTCTAAATTATTCAGGCTTACTTCAATAACAACAACTTCCTTCTTCACCGCATCCATTTTAGCCTCCACAGCTAAGATTGATTTCTCTTGCTCTCTAATGGGTACTACGTTCTTTGAGGTATCTTCTGTTACCCCACATTCTGCTAATTCTTTTGCCGTCAGAGCAACACCCGCTGAATTCGTGACTCGCGGATGAACATTTCCAACCGGCGGTTCTTTGTCACAACGAGGACAACCTTTCACGCGATCTGAAATTCTCTGCACAATGGGAGAATTGCAAAGGGCTTCAACGTTGTGATAACCCTTCGAGTCGTCACCGAGTACATTGGGGATCGCGGTCATTACTTGTCGCATACACCGCTCAACCCCGCGTTCATCTATCTTACTTCTATTTTCAACCATCTGATTTGCCCTCCAAGCAAAATCTTTACTTCTTCAAACCCTCCACCATGTACAGCCGTCGCATATGGGCTATGGCTTTTTCTTTCGAGTCTGATTTTCCTTTACTCTCTCTCGTTTCTTTGTTGATAACTTCGTACTTTGCTCCAACTTTCTTAATTTCGTAGGGCATATTTTACTCCGATCCGGCTGCGGTCGGTAATGGCTTCACACCCTTCAGGGTGGGCATCACATTTCCAGCCATCGCTTGTCTTAGAATCGTAGCTCCCTGCGCAGCGGTTGTTTTGCTCCCCGGAGGCAACGCTGGGCCAGCCGAAGGTGCTATCGGGGGTACTTCTGGAGCCACAGGAGGCACAACTGGAGCCGGTGGTACTGGTTCAGCCCCCATCATAGCCGCAATTGGGATATTTCCGCCGGGTACCTGTTGGGCGGCGTTCTGAACCGTAATATCATCTTCGTCATTCCCCATAAGGCCCCAAATCTGCCGCAAAATGCGCTGATTCGTGTCCGGGGTAAGCTGCTGGTTCGCCAACGTGTAAAACGCCTGTCCTTGGGCAACCTTAACATCCGTGTTGACCATTTCTGAAAGAACCGTCATGCGGAATACAACGTTTGCACGAATCATTTCAGGTGTAACGAGATCTGGCTGCGGGAATAACTTACCGTAGAAAGCCCTGATAACTTCATCGGAATTCAGATACTGCAAATCAAGGGCGTAGCACAGTTCCAGCACTTTTTTGATGCCTTCATCTTCGATGGATTTGGCCGCTGTAGCAAACTTTTCAAGGGCCTGAGCTATATTCGCCCGAACTGCCCCTACGCCGATAGATCCCGTCTTGCCCATATCGTCAATTGAACCTGTCAGGGCTTGAGGAACCGTCGCCGCAAAAATATCACTAAGAATCTGGTTACAATCTTGAGCCGAACTACCTGTCACATCCTGCACTTCGAGTGGCATAACGTCATCCATGTTATCTACAAGGATAATACCGTTTGGCGTGGCCACAAGTTTCGTTGGATTGATATCCGCCGTAGAGCGTACCTTCCACATCCGATTAAGGATTAGCGTCACATTATCCAACCGTTGACGACGAACCGTAATCAACTGGTTGATAAGGGACATGACCGGCTCAATTAAGCCGATCCCGTACCACTCGCTAGGAACCTTGCAGAAACAAACTTTGATAAGTGGGCGCTTCTGATGATGGAAAGGATTGGCTACCGCACGAACCACGACGGTTCGATTGGCGATAATGATTTGACACTCTTCGTCGATACCATCCCCATCCAAGTCGTACTTCATCCACCACTCAAGAAGCTCGATATCCGTAGGAGTGCGCGACGCTACTTCTCCTCTGGCAACTTTCCTGAATTGGCGGGATTGCTGAAATTTATTGGTCGTCCCTGTAGCAAGGGCAGCTTCCTTATTACCAAAATAAGGCTGCGGGCTATCGCACATCCGCTCAAATTCTTTGCGATCCATGAATCGGCGGATACAAATACCGGGATATTGGTCATCAACTCTGGCATGATCCTGTTGAGGAAACACATCAAGAA